TGGCTAAACAAGAAATCGGTAAGATTAATAAGTCTGCTGACAATCCTTTCTTTAAATCGAAGTATGCTGATTTAAACACTATTCTAGATGTAGTTGAGCCGATTCTACATAAGTACAATTTACTGTTATTACAACCTATTATGAATGGATGTGTGCATAGTGTAATAGTTGACATTGAAAGCGGTGTAGATATTAATGCTGAGATTAAACTACCTGAGTTAAACGACCCGCAAAAGTTAGGCGGTTGTATTTCTTATTTTAGACGTTACACGCTTCAAAGTTTACTATCTTTATCTATGCAAGATGACGATGCAAACGATGTTACTAAACACGTTAATAAGAAACCTACAATGCCACAAGAACGATTTGAAAAAGCATTAATTGCTATTCAAGATGGCAAAGCTAAAGTTTCAGACTTGAATCAATTTGAATTAACTGAGTTACAAAAAGCAGCAATAAAATTATTATGAGCGAATTACTATTTAGATGCAGTTCACTAGGAAAGTTAATGACAGAATCTCGGAGTAAATCTGAGGTTTTGTCTGAAACTGCAAAAACATACATTCAAGATGTATTTAAAGAAAAAGAACTAGGTATATATAAAGACTTCTCAAGCCGTTATACTGATAAAGGAATACAAATGGAAGATGAAGCAATTCAGTTTGCATCAGAAGTTCTTAAATGGGATTTTGTAGTTAAGAATACAGAAAGATTTAACAACGAATGGTTAACTGGTGAGCCTGACATTTGTACAGATAATCTTTTAGCTGATATTAAATGCAGTTGGAATGGCAGTACGTTTCCGATGTTCGATTCTACTTTAAAAAACAAAGAGTACTATTGGCAGTTGCAAGGATATTTAATGCTAACGAATCACGATACTAGTGAGTTAGTTTATTGTTTGATGAATACACCGTTTGAGATAGTTGAAGACGAAGTAAGACGTGAACATTGGAAGTTACATTTAATAGATGAAGATTTAGATGTAAGAGAGGCAGTACAACTTAGCCATAACTTCGACCAAATACCGAATGAATTAAGAGTTAAAAGATTTATTGTGCAAAAAGACGAAGAAGCACAAGCAAAGATAATTGAACGTGTAAAAGTTGCACGTCAATATTACGAACAATTAAAAACAATTTTAAGATGAGTTCACTGATAAACTTCAGTATCAAAAATGCACAAGGTGGTTACGATAAGTACACTATGAGTGTAAACGACAAACAAGATGACTATGGTAACAATGCTAGTATCTTCATTCAACAATCAAAAGAAGACCGTGAAGCAAAAGTTAAAAAGAACTTTGTAGGAAACGGCAAAGTAGCTTGGACTGACGGCAACATTGTGAAAGCTGAATTCGTTGAAAGAACGGAATCAAAGCCAACAGGAATGACAATGCAGTCAACTAGTCAAAAACTAGCTGAAGCAAACGATTTGCCGTTCTAATATTAATTAGGGGTGTGTTGGAGTTCCAGCAGTAAAGGATAAAAACCTTTCCCCTTTAATTTTTTAGCTATGAAAATAACAATAGAATATGACGATGTAGAAGATGCTAAACTTGCAATGAATGCTTTTGATTGGAAGCAAACAGTTTTGCAACTAGACGAACTACTAAGGTCAACTACTAAGTACGGTGTGTATCAAAATAGAGATGCTTCAGAAAGTGAATTAGATATGGCTGACTATTTAAGAGAACAAATTAGAGAATTTTTGAACGATAATAACCTGGTGATATGAGTTACTATAAAGTATTTTACACAAGAGAAAACCAACCTGCATACTGGATTGGCAAAGCTAATTCCAAAGAAGATGCGATATTAAAAGCTGATGTACTGCCATCTTTAATATACGATGTTTGGCTTTTAGATGAATGGATGGATGAATGCGATAGCAGAAGAGGAATATTTATAGATAAAGATTTGAATATTAAGAATATTTAGTTATATTTGCATACGTTACGCTTCAACATTATAGTAACAAAAGGAATTTAGTTTAAACCCTTGTATGAATTTGTAGGTTGAAGCACAAAGGAGTACAGGGGTTTTTTATGTTTAATAAATTATATTATGTTAGAGATTAAAGAAGAGTTCAAAAAGTTAATACCAGCACTAACTGCTGAAGAGTTTAAACAACTAGAGGCAAATTGTTTAGAAGAAGGAATCCGAGAAAAGATTATAACGTGGAATGGATTTATAATTGATGGCCATAACCGTTATGAAATTGCTACACGTTGGAACTTGGATTATCAAACGGAAAGCAAACGTTTTAAAGATGAAAGCGATGTAAGAGAATGGATGATTAATAACCAATTTGGCAGGAGAAATTTAAGCAACTATCAAAGAGGAGTTTTAGCTTTAGAACTTGAAAGTGTGTTTAGTGAAAGAGCAAAGGAGCAACAAGGAAAACGTGCTGACCTTTTGGTGAATTCACCGAAAAGTGAGCCAATAGACACAAGAAAAGAACTTGCTAAAATAGCTTCAGTTGGTGAACAAACTATTGCACGTGTAAAAGTAATTGAAGCCAAAGCAAGTGAAGAAGTAAAAGCACAATTAAGCATTGGTGAAGTAAGTATAAACCAAGTTTACCAAGATATAAAGAAAGAAGAAAAGAAAGCAGAGCGAATAGAGTTAATTGAGCAACAGATAGAAGATATTGAGCATGGTTTACTTCCTGAATTAGATGGTTTGTTTAATGTTATTTCGGTTGACCCACCTTGGCCTTATGAAGGAGAAAGTAAAAATGTAACTTCATTTGATTCAGTAGGTAGAAGAGTTGCAAATCCATATCCTGAAATGAGTATTGAAGATATTAAAAAAATTGAAATACCGTTAATGGATGACGCTGTTGTATTACTTTGGACTACACATAGATTTTTACCAGATGCATTTGATATTTTAAAAGAATGGGGATTAGATTATAAAGCTACTTTAGTATGGAATAAAGAAAAAATAGGAATGGGAGCTTGGTTTAGAATGCAATGCGAGTTTTGTATAGTAGGAATCAAAGGGAAACCATATTGGCAGAATACAACATTTAGAGATATTTTAAACGAACCAAGAAGAGAACATTCAAGAAAGCCAGATTCATTTTTTGAAATGATTGAAAATATAACGTTAGGCAGAAGATTAGAATATTTTAGTAGAGAAAAAAGAAATGGATGGGAAGTATTCGGTAATGATGTAAATAAATTCTAATGGCAGACTTTCAAATAGCATTAAAAAAAGGTGATATAGGTGAAGATATTGTTTCTGAATTTTTAGAAAAAAAAGGGTGGATAATATACCGCCCTTTCACTAAAGATAAAGCACATTATTTTGATATGATTTGTACATTAAATAAAGAAAAGGTTATTGCAATTGATGTTAAAACAAAAGCACGTTTAAATAATTGGAATGCACAGGGTATAAATATTAAAAGTTATAATGAATATATTAATTTTGTTAAAATAACTTCAGTTAATTTCTATTTAATATTTGTAGATGACAAAACAGGCAGTGTTCATTTAGCTGATTTAATGCAATTGAATAATCCGATATACCCAAATAAAAATATTATTGCTTGGAAAGTTGAAGATATGAAATATTTGTTTACAATTTCACAAGAAGATATTGATAGATTATCTAAATACGACCAAAGAAATTATAAATTTAATCCAATAAATTAAAATGGCAGAAGATAAGAAAGGATTTATCCTATACGCAGACCAGAATGCTTTGTTTAATCAATTATCTAACGAAAAGGCAGGTGAACTAATTAAGTTCATCTTTGCCTACGTTAATGATGAAAATCCAATTAGCGAAGATATTATTATTAATTTAGCATTTACACCTATCAAACAACAATTAAAACGTGATTTAGTTAAGTTCAATGAAATCAAGGGCAAACGTAGTGAAGCGGGGAAGAAAGGAATGGCTAAAAGATGGCAAAGTATAACAAACGATAACAAAGCATATCAAACGATAACAAACATAACTGTTAATGATAATGTAAATGATAATGTAATAAATACAAAAGCGGATGTAATTTCAACCGACCAATGGGGTAATGAAATTGATGTAAATGGCTTTCACATAAAAACAAAAAAGAAATGATAGTTAATCATAGAAGTAGCGATGAATTTTTAGAATTGTCTAGGTTAGATAAGATTCCTTTGGGTTTAGGATTAGGTATTGATTTAGATGTTAACCTAAGATTTAAACGTGCTTCATTCAATATTGTGCTAGGACACGCAAATGTAGGTAAAACGTATTGGGTGCTATGGTACTTGCTTTGTTTGGCTAAAAAGCATAATCTTAAACATCTAATTTATTCAGCTGAGAATAGTGTTAACGGATTGAAAAGAAATTTGATTGAATTATATGCTGGATGCAAGATTAAAGATATGTTACCTAAACAACTAGAAAACTGCAAAAACTTTATTGAATCGCATTTTGATTTTATAGATGCTCAAAAGGCTTGGACTATTGAAGAATTTATGAAAGAAGTACAAGTG